CAAGGTACATCTGATGGTGGAGCCGTTTTGCCGACAACGGCTACCGTTGCCTGCGACCAGGCACCACGCACACCGATGGAATTGACTGCGCGGATACGCACGTCGTAGCTGATACCGTCTTGCACCGGTGCGATCCAAGCGGTGGTCAGATCAGCTGCGACAATGTCAGCGGGCGACCATGCGATATCCGAAGTTGGTTTGGACTGCAGTTCTATCTGCCCCTTTTGGGCATAGATGTCTGTGGGCGTCGTCCAGTTCACCCTAATCCGGGAAATGACAGAGCCGTCGCCTAAACGCAGCAACTCTGTCGTCCAGGCTGAGACCGAAAACACCAGGCACGCTGAAGGGATCTGGCAAGTTTGACTTCGCCACGATCGCAGCGGGCGATAACACCGACTGTGTGTAAATACTGGTGTCGTATTCACGGGCCACGATATAGACCTCGTCGTTGTCTTTGATCTCGATCTGCAGCACACGAAACAGCTTGGCCGTCCATCCCGGTGTCGAATGCGTGATGGGAACTACATCACCGACCTCGCAGCGCAGACCTTCCTGAAATGCCGAGAACTTCACCACCAGTCCGAAGCGACTCTGGTTGAGGGTCAACTGGCCAATGTTTTGCGCCCTGTAGCTATTGGCCGTGAATGGCAAATCGATCTTAGATTCCAAAATCAAGCCGTTATCAACCGCACGCAAGGCCGTTGACTCGAGCATGGCCAGATCGGGCTGCCACTTCTTTGCCGGGTTGTAAAACCCAGCGGTGACGCGGTTGAACTTGGCACGCTTGCCTGCCTGACTGATCACCCATGAACCAGTGATGTTGCTCTCAGTAAATCCAAAACTAGACGGGCTTGTCGCAATGTCAAGAACCAGCCGGTACTTACCGCCGCTGAACACCATCAACCCACGACAGGCGGTGAGCAAGGCCCTGATGTTGTCGTAGGCAGTCTGATTGGTATCGATGGAGCCGTCGCTTGCATAGGCTGCGTAGTCAACCTGGTTGACGCTGTGTGTGCCAGTACCTGCACTTGTCAGGTCAATCGACACCCCAGAAAAAGCATTGGCCACTGAAGTGGCCAATTGGTAGGTGGTGTCTGTCTGCTTGATGGCGTAATAAGTCTGGCTGGCAGTCAAGGGGCTTGGCAGGACCCCATTGGTCGTGACCTTCAAACCATCTCCCGTATCCATGGGTTCTGCCTGAGCGAAGATCAAGGTATTTGCTGAGGCATCTACCGAAAACGTGTCCGTGAAGCTGGGGGACGTAACCCTCGCATCGCAGGCATTGGCGGCAACAACGAAACTGGCGTCATCAATGGCAGCTGACGGAATGCCCCGACCGTATAAAGAGTTGGTCAGGTAGTCGCGCACCACAAGGGCTGCATTGTTCGAGTAGCGGGTCTGGCCGTCGCGAGGGTCATACAGTGTTCTGCCCCGAACGTCTGCTGTGATGGTCGGCAAGCCAGTGAACGCATTGCGGTCGTACTTCAGCTTGAGGTACAGGTAAGCGCAATTGCTGAGCTTGCACGCACTGGTCCATTTCGGGACATCGGACGTCAAGGCTGAATCCGCAGGCTCACCTGGAACACCCAGGTGCTTATTGATAGTGACCAACCCAGAAAACTTGCTGTCGGTTGAGATCACATCGTCCAGGTAGACGTTATCAATGGCTGCTACAGGCCCCTCGCAGAGCACGATGACCAGGTGAAGATATTCATTGCTGGCACCTGAAACCTCGATGAAAACGCGAGTGCCGCCCACACGGCGTCGGCCATAAATTACGGGGATGCCATCGACGTTGCTCTGTGAATTGAGCAAGATGCCTTGGGCTTGCGCTGACGCCAGTGCCGACTGACCTCTTGTTGGCGCGTTTGTTCCGATGAGAGACTGAACTGCAAGATTGGCAACACCTCCGGCCACCAGACCAGCAGCACCGCCAATGAAACTGGCTGTGGCAAGTGAAGCACCCAGTACATCAGCGGCGGCGGCGGTGATGCCGGACTCGATAACCGTACCGAGCACGGCATCAGCGACCACCACGCCTACAGCGTCTGACACCACCGATCCAACGATGGCTCCAATGACGATGCCTGCCATTACGCGGTGTCCCTGCTATTAACTACCTTGGCGTACATGCGCTCAACATCCTGGTAACCCATAAGGTCGAGCAGACGACCGAAGTCTTTCTCACGTTTGACGTGGTAATAGATTTTCTGCACACCTTGAGCTTTGAGACCCATCTCGGCAAAACGCAACAGTTTCAGAACAACACGTCCAGCACGCACCTCGGGCAACACATAAACAGCGCTGTTGGCAGCGACAAGAGCGTCCTGGTAATGGATATGGGTCTGAACGATGAATGCGGCATAGCCCACGATCACTCCATCACGTTTGGCGATGAAGGTAGCGAGCTTTCCGGCGGCATCGAGTTCGCAGTAGCGAGCCCAGTCAACGTTCAATCGTTCGAGGTCCTTCTGCCCGACCTCTTCGTACTCACGTTCAGCCAAAGCTTGCAGTTCATGAGTAGCCCTGCCAATGGGGATGCGCGCATAGGTGTAGCTCACAATGATCCCCACTTGATTTCGCGGTTGATGTTGGTCACAAACTGAAAACCCCGGTCACCCGGAAACCAGATCTGCTCTTCCGGATCGTTGGTATGCCTGCCCGGAGTCCGTTGGAAGTCCACCCATTGCGAACTGGCAGTCACTGCGATCGTGCAGGTGCCGTTGTTGGGGTCGTCGGAGATTTCCATGCTGTCAATCCGACCGTCGAACACCAGCAAAGGATTGCTGATGATGGCAAGTCGGTAGTCAAGAAAGCCCTTGTAGATGGCGATGCGCCGGTCGATATAGGGTTTGGAAAGCGCAATTGAAATCCAGGTCTGGTCCACCGCCGACACTTGCACTGTGACGTTGGGGATACTCATGTCACTGGACTCAGTCAGACCCGTGAAACCCAAAAAATGGCCGTTGGCTGTATAGGTGTTGGTGCTCCACAGGACGTTTATCCAGGCATCCGTCATGCGGATCGTGCCGTCGTCAAACCAGGCCTCGATCAAATAGACGGGTTGGTTGCTGGACTTCAATATCTCAGCAAGAAAATCAGAACTGGCTCCGCGATCCATGATGGGCTTCTTTAAAAGGCTTCGGCGAACTGCAAAGAAAAGTTGTAGAAAGCGCCGGGTGCTACGGCGGACTCCTGCGTATCTGAAGACAGTGCCAAGGTGAATGGCACATTGCGAATGACCAGTGACGCACCGTCAGCCGGTACGGCCATCAGCGCAGGTTCAATCACCAGAGTGGCATTGCCATAGCCATCGCTGCTGGCATCGGCAGTGACCATGTAGACCTTGGTTTGACCGGCGATGCCAATGAAGTCACCGGCCTTCAAAACACCGGCCATGCTGGCGGTCCAACCGCGTGTTGCCAAAGTGCGGCCCTGCTGACTGGTCCCATTGACAAGCGGTGAGCCGCTGGCCACGCCTTGAGGCAGTTTGTGCGCAGGCAGCACAGCGGTGAAGGTGTCCCACTGGCCGCGCTGCGCCACAACAAAGGCCTGAATCGGTGCGAATTGGGCACGGGTCAAGCCTACCCAGTCCGCAGTAATAACCCAACGTTGCGCGCCATTAGTGCGCACACTGCGCCGCAGGTTGTGCGAGATCGACACACGCGTGGGCTGGTACGACTGAATCTTGATGGCGCTGGGCGCAGGGGTTAAAGGGAATGTGCCGCTCATGACTTATCCCGTGATCCCATGGCGTCCGCGCATGTTGAGCGCCTGATTCACGATACCCACCACCACTGCCTTGTTTTGCACCATGGCGGACTGGAAACTACGCGCGTCCATTGCCCGCACGGAAAAGTTGATGTTGATTGGCGCTTGGGCTGAACTGCTGTCACCGCCGTCCGGTGAAGCTGTTGTGACAGGCGACTTCCCGTTGGGAACGATCGTTCCTGCGCCATTGGGCACAAACCACTCTGGGCCTTGCTCACCCACGATGTAGGGCTGGCCACCTGCGACCGGACCGCCATCAGCCTTGAACAGACCCGACAAAAAGTTACCGGCACTGCTGAACATGCCTGAGAGCGACATTCCGCTAGTCGCTTGTGCCAGCGGTTTCATGATGCTGTTTTGAATCTGGATGCGAATCAGATCCGCAATGATGGAGTTGGCCAGGCTCTTGAAGTCGAGCTTGCCGGTCTGCACAAAGCTCACCAGCGCGTCCTCCATATCCTTGAATGCAGTCGTGAATAGCCGCTCGGACTGGGCTGCTGCGTTGGTGACCGTGTCGATGTAGTTGTTGAGGGCTTTGTTGACGCCCGTCTCCCAAGAGCGCTCAGCGTCCCAGCGGGCTTCAATCGCTTTGATCATGACCGCCGTGGATTTGACGGCCTCATCGCGCAGGCGCTGCTGGGTGTCTGCTGTTAATTTGGTGCCGCTTTGCTCGGCATCCCAGATCTGCTGCTCGACCGCGAGGAAGTTCTTACGTTTGACGTTAGCGATCTCCTGTGCCTGGGCGTTCATGCCAATCAGGTGGGTCTGGAAGATGTATTGTTCGTTGGCTTGCTCCAGGCTGTGCGTGAAGGCATTGATGCGCTTTGTCTCATCGAACTTCTGCTGCGCGTCGAAGCGGTCATTAACAGCCTGGACCAAGGTTGCAGTTGACTTGGTGGCCTCGGCTCGCAATCTTTGCTGTGCCTCTGTGGATATCTTGGAGCCGTTCTTTTCTGCGTCCCAGATTTGTTGTTCAACGGCCAAGAGGTTTTTGCGCCCCTCAGTGGCGAGAGCCTGATCGCGTGCGTTCAAACCAATCAGGGTGTTTTGGAATTCATACTGCTGGTTGGCCACATCCAGGCTATGGGCAAAAGCATCAATGCGCTTGCCTTCGTCAATGGACTGGATGCTTGAGACAGTGGCAGTCACCTTGGCCATGTCACCCAGACGGCCTTCCTTGACCGCCAGCAGACGGCCTTTTTCGATCATCGCCTCGTACTTGCCCAGTTTGTCTTTGATGGCTTCAACACTGAGCGAGTCCATGTACGAATCGAACGGGCTGGTTTTGTCAGGCCGCTGGTCTGGAATGGCAAACGAGCGCTTGGCTGACTCGACGGGCTTTTTCAGACCCGCATCACGCTGGGCAAACTGCTCATCGAGCTTGGTCAAGAACAAGGGCGCGGTCCAAATCTTGACCATGTCTTCGTTGAAGGACTCGGCGTGGCTCTTGAGGTCTGAGGTCAGCGTTGCAAAGCGGCGTTTGACCGGATCGAGTGACTTCTCACTGATCATTTCCGCGCCAATGCCGTCCATGAAGGCAAGCACCGACACAATGTCTGCGCCGGTGGCTGCGATGGCGTTACCGGCAATGCGAACAATCCGAACGCAAGCGTCAAAGATGTCAATGAAGGCAGCCACTGCGCGCAAGCCTTCCCGTGCCCAGGTCTCGATCACATTGTCTTGCTTGAGTTGCTTGGCCGTGTCGTTGAGGCGCTCGGTCATGCTGCCTGAAGCCAGCAAAGCATCGGTGAAGTCACGCATCACTGGCAGCAAGGCCGAGGCAATGGTGTTGTAGAGCGACTTCTTTCTGCCCTCCAAACGCACGAGGTTTTTCTCGTACATGTCTGCTTCTGCTGCCATCTCGGACGTGACCTTGGCGTTGAGTTCGCCGATCTCAGCCAAGTCTTGCATGAACGGAAGCAGTTCTGCGCCACGTTTGCCCAGCAGCACCTGGGCAGTGGCTACCGCCTGGGTGCTGCTG